CTGTTCATTGAGTTTAGTCTCCATATCATCTAATTTTTCGACCATTGCCTCAAGCACATCATATTTCTCATCAGGGATGTTTACATAATGTTCTTCAAAAAGGTTCTTGAGACCTGTCATAAAGGACTCAGAGAGTTCTCCTCTGATTCCTGATTCTAATTGAAGTGTGTTCTCAGTGAACCACTCATTTGATACGTACTCTAGGTACGAATCGATTCTCTCAGTAAGTTCTTTCTTGATAGATTCAACTTCTTCGATAAGATTCTTATCGTACTGAGCAGACATCGCCTCTTTTGCTTCGGCGATTCTTGATTTTACAACTGCCTCAAAAACGGTAGTTGCTTTATCTTTGAACTCATCAGAGAGTTCTTCACCTTCAAGAAGTGCTTGAACGTCTTGTGTAAGATCGATCTCTTCTTCTTGAATAACATCTTCTACCTGTTCCTCAGTTTCCACTTCTTCGTTAGCACCACGACCGTAACCTGATGAGGTTAAAGCAGCAGGACCGGGAAGTGTTGTTGCTCCAGCAGACCCTTTAGTCTGTGGATCGCCCTGTTGGGCAAACTTAGCGGATGGAGTCTTCAACTTGTTAGAGTCGTCTGTAGACTTGGAATTCTGAGGAGTAGGACCGCCGAGATCCTCAACTGCACCTGCGTCTGGGACGTAGTTTGGTGCCTTTGGCATTGGATCGGCAGACTTAGCACCTTTCGTTACCTGATTTTCCATCTCATGTAGTGTGTTTTCTTCAGCCATTATGGTTCCGAATGTACTTAGAATGTGTTAATATTATTATTTATAAGTTAGATAAGAAGTCCGCGAAGAGACGCAACTTGTTTGCCTCTAGGATTTCTTGATCTACCAAGTTATTTATAGACTTCTTAACCTCGTTGCATTTCATTTCACGCAAAACGTTTCCTTCCCATACCCATTCTTTGCCTTCCATGATGCCATCTACGAAAGCATCGGGGGCAGAAGGGTCTGCTACTATGTCAGCAGCAGTGGCAAGCATGAAGTCTTCACCGACGTGGTTTACACCATCAACGTTCTTGATAGAACCCATACCACGACTGGAAACTCCGAGTTTCACTCCTTCCGAGAGAAGAGATTCCGCGATTTTTCCCATGGGTGTTGATAAGATCTGTGCCTTACCAATAAAATTATTTCCCTCTTGAGTAAGAGAAACGATCTTATGTGATACGCGATCTAAGTTTATAGATGGACCATCTGGATGACCCAACTCACCAAGAGCACGACCTTTATCTGTGAAAGACTTGTTATAACGAGATACCTCGTTGACCATCGTCTCTAGTGGGTAGAATCGTTTATTACGATTCACCACCTCTGCTTGCAGAAATGGACCTGTAATGTATAAACTCTTCTTACCGTTCTTTTCTTCAGTTAGAATTTCAACTGATTCGATTTCTTCTGCTATAAGTTTCATCCTAGTTGTACCTCATTGATGTATATCTCACACCCACTTGCAGAAGAAGGTTTTAATATTGGAGTTACAGATTTTGATAAGGTTGCAGTTCCTGTAAAGTCCGCTAGTGATCCTGTATTGGCAGTGACTGTAATTGTAGTTTTATAATCATTCTTTAGAGTACCACCAGTAACAGCAGTAACGGGTACATGCTTTATGGTAGTATTGTATCCACCAACTGCAGATCCAGTAAGCGTTACAAAGTCACCTTCTACAATTTTTGTATCTCTACTGCTAACTTGTAGAACTGATGGATTACCTTTTGTGATTGCTACGATAGTTGCGGAAGCAGGGTGTGCATATCTGAGTATCTTATCATCCTGTTTGTTCACATGAATCGAAGATACACCAACTGCTGATGTAGTTGTATTACATACCCCAACCAATCCACCACCTTTTGCAGCAGTAGCAGAACCATGTAATAGTCCTGTCTTCACAATAAATGAATCACCAGTAACTGCTGTAGCATTTGCACTACTCAAGATACCGAGGTCTGTCACCTGTTTTAATGGTTGAGTCATTCTTCTTCTTGTGTTTCTTGTGAAATTTCGGTTTCAGTTTCAGTTTCAAGTTCAGATTCAGTCTCTGGTACTTCCTCTTCTGGTGCACCAAATAGAGAATTAGCAATCTGAGGTTTGAACTCATCAACTTTATCTGCTGCTTTTACGATCAAAAGATCTTTAACAGCGTCTTGCATCTCAGATGGTGAAGCACCATTGATCATCATATCAACTAATTCTGCTGATTCCATATTGAATTTTTATATAGTATATCTATTTATACTTATATTTTAGCTTTCTTTATGTCTATGCCGGGTGGTTCCGTGCTGTCACCCTTTGTATCTGGATCTTTTCCGTTCTTTCCAAGGTTAGTTGTCGCCCTGTCAACTTCCATTTGACCCTGTGCTATTGCTTGCTGCGTTTCTAGAGGCACACCAACACCTGTTGCATTTTCCTCTTCCATCTCTTTCTCCATTTCAAGCATCTCTTCCTCTGTCTGACGTAGAATCTTACGCTTTACATAGTCACGAGAGTAGTAAGTTCCGATGTATGGTTCGATCTGAGTCATGAGATTGAGTCTCTCATTCATCAACTCAGTTTCTTTGAGTTCTGCAAAGTGATTGTCATAGAGATAGTCGAACTGAATATGTTCTGCCATCTTGTTCCAATCCTGCGGTGTCACTATGTTCTTGAGGATCAGTTGTGTCTTGAGTAGATCTAAGAATACACCACTGAATCTCTTTCTCAAGCGACCTACAAACTTACTGAACATAAGTTCGTCACGCAAGATCTCTGATGATCTACCTAAGTTGAATCCACCATCTGCACCTATTCTTGACTCAGGCACATTGAGTGAACGATATAGTTTTTTCTGGAAGTATTCTACGTCTGTGAGTTCACCTAAGTTCTGTCCACCGGGAAGAGTTGTGATCTCTGTTCCACGACCACCTTCTCTTCTAGGTAACCAGAAATCTTCAAGCATAGACATGAATTTCTTGTCATCCTTGATCTCTCCAGTGTTTGCATCGTATACAAGTTTGTTTCTGTAACGACTCATTACATCACGAAGGTATTGTTCTGCCTTTACCTTTGGTAGATTACCAACGTCAATGTAGAATATTCTTCTTTCTGGTGCTCTTGACAGTCTGTAGATAACAAGAGAGTCCTCAATCATACGTAACTGATTGAGTGCCTTGATTGACTTGTGTAAGTATGATAAACCAATATGCTTGTTTCTATCTACCAGACCTGATGAGCAATATGTGATTGCATCTTTTGCAATTTTGACACCTTTACCCGCAATACTTCCATACTTTTGTGCAGTTCCCTGTGGGTAGTATGTGTAAAATTCTATTACCTTTGTATCTTCAGTGACGGACTCACCTACAGATCCTGATGGTTTGACATCATATTTCTTTTCTTGATCCTTTGGTCTGATTCTCATCAACTTGATCTTCAGTGGATCGATATATCTTACTTCTTCTAATCCTAATTCTGGTTTCTGGAGGTCAATTACCTTGTGGTAGTATAGTCTGCCATCTACATACCAATTTCTGAATATCTCGTGTGCTTTCTTATCAAATCCTATTAGATCTTTGATATACTTGAACTCATCTCTTATTACATTCTTGAGACCTGCACTTGCATTTAGGTTATCTAAGTCTATCTCGACAGGACTATCATTCAAATCAGCAACAATCGCTTCATTGACAACATGCTCCACAGCAGTATCACACTCTGGGTGTAATGCCATGTTACGATATTTTCTGATGATGTCGAATTCTGTCCTGAATACACCTTCAATATCTACATACTGACCGTAAAATCCTGAACTAAGATAATAGTCAGCACCATCCTCATTGTTTGGGGGGACGGGACTGACTACACCTTTCGACTTCTTTTCTTCATCGTCTATTGAGAATCCAAAAAGTTTTGCCATTATTATCTTAGACTTATAGTAATCCTATTTATTATACCACAGATGGAGCACCTTGTCCATCAGCACCCTTATATGCTTCCCAGTACTGGATTTGCATAGTTACTTGGAACTCTTCGATACCCTCTGTATCGTAATTGAGTTCGATTGGTGAGACTTGACTTGGCCAACAACCTTGCATGTAGTATCTTCTAAGAACAGGAAGTTGTGAATCACTATCAACTGCTCTACCTTCAGTAAACTTCGCTCTTCCGAGTTGGTTTACAGTCCAGTTTACCTGATAGTCATTTGGATTGATGGTTCCTGATCCGTCAGATACCTTAGTGATAAAGTTTGCCCACTTCTCGAATGCTTCGCGAAGTTTGAAATCACCATCATTGATGACTGTGATTGTCCATGGGTCAAATCTTCTGTCTCCGGCAACTTTAAGTTGTCTACCTCTAAACGGAACGATAACTTCTGCAATGTTTGACGCGGGAAGTTGTGCTCCCTTGATCATCATTCTGAAAGTTGTGTCTCCGATATCAGGGAAGATCTCCTCTGTAGGAAATGCCATCTCAACCTCAAAGAGGTTGGGACGTGCACCACCTTGAATCAATCTTGCCTTGAAATCATCGATTGTTCTAGTGTTGTTAGGTACTGAAAAAATGTTCTTATCCATTTGTTATACCTCCTAAACTGTGCCTACAACTTCACTGAAGGAAACTCCAGTTCTTGTTGCGACGAATGTTAGTCCTATGAAGTTGATCGACCTTGATGGCTTCAGGAATATGTCTGCCACAAACTCGTTGCGGTCAATGACATCTGGTGTGTTGTTTGTTTCATCACACACAAGTAAGAAGTCTGTAACTCCTCGCTTAGATTGAACATCTCTTAGGAATGGTTCAACAATGTTGACAAAGTTTGATCTTGTGCCTGCATCATTGAGTTCAAAGAGTTGAGCATTTGCTGCTGCTTCAATCGCTTTTTCTACTGTGATGAACAATCTCCTTACGTTGATGCGGTCGAATGCACTACTGAATGCAAGTGCAGTCTTGTCACCAAAGAGAGTGATTCCTGATCCGGGAAGTGAGATGACTGGGTTGATTCTATTTGAATACAACTGATCTCTATCTGCCTGACCGGGGTTATATGCAAGTTTCACTGCATGTGCTAGTGAACCTCTTGATGTTCCTGCAGGTGAGAACCATGGGAACTGATCAACATCTGTTCTAACACAGAGTCCTGCGATGTCACTTGAGAGTGGCATGTAGTTGAACTTCTTGTTGAACCTATCATAGAAGTATTGATATCCACTATCAAACACAGCGTATGATGATGATGCTAATGGTGCGAAGAATGACTGAACATTTGCTAGTTGAGTTGCTGCAGTAGTAATATTTACAACTGAATCACGGTTAGGTGAGATAAACGCTACACAATCTTTTCTTGCTTCGCAGATTGATATAAGTTTCTGTGCCTTTGCTTGCTCTTCCGATATTGACTTAGATGCTCCACCTTGTAGTAGGAATCTGATATCAGAATTTACCTTGTCTGCTAACTTATCATAAGCAGTAAGTGTGTCACCTAGATCAGCGTCATAGACTCCAATGCTTCCACCGTAATCTTTACCACCTTTGAGTAAGTAACTCTTATTACCTAAGAAGTTGAACTTGACATCTTTACCGTCTTGTCCCCAAGCACCTGCTGCTGCAGTAATTGGTGTGACTCCACTACTGAATCCACTTGCTAGTGGTTGTGTATTGTGGAAACTATCTGCTGCGTTGACAGGAGATAAACCGGCAAATATGTACTCAGACTCATTAGCAATAACATTCTTGTAATAGATGTCCTTGTTAGGAGATCCATCAGCGTCTTGTGCTTTTGATAGGTTACCGAATTTTTCTAGTAATGATCCTGTGCTTCCTGTAACAGTGCCATCAGTATCAATAACAACGATGTTAATTGCATCATTGTTTCCATTTCTTTCCGAGACATAAGAGTTTGTCTGTGGTTTTGGTAATACTGATCTCCACTTGATCGTAATAGCATCATTTCCACCATCTGATCTTCCGGTTGTGATGTCCTGCTGATTGTACCAATCTGTTAGTGCAGGTGTTCCGGTAAGTTTCCATGGGTCGTTTGCATTTACTGATGAGATACCAATGTTAGTATGCTGACCGTCAGATCCTGTCTTGAACTCAAGTTGTGAGTTTTGCTGATATGTTGTTGCAGATTCAACTCCTGCAATAACTGTTGATGTAATCTTGACATCGATGAAACTATTACCTACACCAGTGATGATTCCCTTCAGGTAGTCATCACTTCCGGGTGATCCGGTTGTTCCAATACCAATGTTTACACCACTCAAATACTGAGTTACAGCATAACCTACTGCAATAGGTTTAGATGTGTAAGTATTTGTTCCTGAACCCACTACTGCAGTTAGAATACCAGAAATCCTTTGGTCTGCTGCGTTATCAATAACACATACCTTTAGGTTTTCTCCCCATGATCCGGGGTTCTTTGCTGCCCAATAGAAATTGGTTGCATTGATTTCGTTGTTATTATAATCATCGTAGTTCTCGATGACTAATGTTGTGGTCGATGCTATTCCAACTCCTGCGTTGGCATTAACCATTTGTGATCCTGCAACATTTCCACCACCGGCACGAACAACATCTAGTTGCCCTCCATATGATAAGAAATTAGATGCAGCATACCAAGTTTCATAGTGATAGTCAGTTAGACCTACACCGGGACCGCCGAACTTATCGATAAGTTCTTTTTCATTGTTGATCCTGCAAACTTCATTTACAGGTCCTTTTTTGAATGGTCCGGCAATACCGGCAGCAACGTTAATGCTTGCATTTACGCCACCTCTGGTAAGGTCAACTTCTCTTACACTGATACCCGGAGATGATAGTCTGAGTGCCATGTAAAATTCCTGTGATTCCCTACTGTTTGACTATTAATATTTAGAAAAAAACACGCTTACAGAGGGGAAACAGTGCATGAACCCTACCAATCAGGATACAATTCAGGTTTTTCTTTTCTTCTTTTTTGTTTTACTCGTGTCTTTGTACACTCTTTACACTCATAAGAATATGCAGAAGGTGTGGTTCTTTTATTTCTTGTTCTGTAAAAACCACTCAACAAATCTTTAGTGACACCACATGTTCTACACTTCCTTTCTGTAAAGACTAAATGATCTAATGAAAAGGTATCTTCAAATTCCATTCCTACTGTCGTATGTCATAATCCACCAGATTACAATACCAACACATACACACAGTATGAAGACCATCCATATGATTGACCAGACTATCATCTATAATCCCACATGTAAGAGCGATCACCATACTCATCAACTCTCCATACATCTCCTGATGAGTCAACGATTTCATTCTCTTCATCATTCAATCCATCTGTCATGAATCCAAAAGGTGCCATGTCTTGTTCTATTTGATTTTTTTGTTCTTCATAGATTCTTTTCCTGACGTCATTGTCAGTCATTTCCTTGAAGTATTCTTGTGCCACCAACCATGCAAAGATCACTAGACACATAGCAAGGTCATCATTACAACCTTCTTCTGCTTCAAAGGATTGTCTTTTTTGAACGAATGTGGTCAACTCTGATATTATATCATAATCCAATATTTGTAGTTTGTCCTCTTCAATCAGTGTTTTCAGGTTACTGCAACCCACCTTCTTCACAGTCACACTCATCTTTACACCCAGTTGAGTCTTCTTACCACTGAAACCTGTACCTACTATCTGACCAGA